TCTATCTTGTTCCTATGGAGCGAAAGAGCCCGGTGTTCTTCGCAGCAGAACTGCTGCCGTTGCCCTATTACCCGCTCGAACTCATTGGAGCACCATTTGCACTTTCGAAATAGGCGGCGCCTCTTGTTCACACCAGCCTGTCGCTTTACTTCGTCGGTGCACGCTTGGCAGCGTTTCCGATTCGATGGCATGTACTTCCCGCAATCACATTGCCTGACTGGAGTACTTGGCGCGCGCTTCCCCCTATTCGGGTTTGCCCATTGGTGGAAGTGCTTGTAGGCGCACTCGCGACAGCAGTAGAGGCCTTTGTTATGGGACTTCGTTTTTTGAAACTCTATGCCGCACCCGACGCATTTTCTCCTCCGCGCGAGTGTGCCTGCCTGCATCTGTGACGCGACCGAGCACGCCCTTGAGCAGAAGGACTTGTAGTCGCGGTTCGTAGGTGGCTTCCACGTTCTACCGCAGTGCTTGCACGTCACCTTTTGGACGGGGGTTGCCTTGGCCCTGCTCGGGAATCGCTTCGATGTCTTACGTGGCTTCATGCACTCTTCGCCACAGTATTTCGCCATCCTCCCGCTGGAAGTGAACAGCCTCGTCGGCTGCCCGCAGGTGACGCACCCCATCACGCAGGCCCTTTCGACTCTCGCGAACTCTTGACTCGGTGACACTCAGAACAAATGCACTGCAGGTTCCCGTCGTCGTCCGATCCGCCTTGCGACTTGGGGACGATGTGATCGACCTGGGTGCCGACGCTCGTTCGGCCGTCGCGCAGGCACGGCTGGCACAAGCCCTCGTCGCGCTTGAGGATGCGCTGGCGGATGCGGTCCCAGGCGGCGCCGTATCCGCGCTGGTGGCGGGATCCGCGGATGGCGTCTGGCTTCCACCCGGTGGCTGCCGGGGCTGGCGCTAGGGGCGGGCGCAGGCAGCGCAGGCGTGAGCTCATGCCGCGAGGTCCTCGTCGTCCTGGCCGGGCTCGCGGTCGCCGGCTTGGTCCATGCGCTTGCGCCCGTGGGACGCCATGCGCTCGCGCAGCGCCTTCACGTAGGGGTTGTCGTTCGCCTCTGCGCCCATCCTGGCAACGCGCTGCCTCGCGGCCTCCTCGTAGGGCACGGACTTCGAGGCCTCGATGTAGCGATCGGCCTGCGGTCCGATGCGCGTCTCGCGATGCCACGGGCACCACCACTGCCCCGATCCGTCCGTCGCATCGGAGAACACGCCGGGGTACTGGCACCTGCCAGCCGCGAGCGTTGCGGCGGCGCATGTGGTGGATTTCCCGCTGCCGCTGGAGAGCCTGCGCCAGATGTCCACGGGACGGGGGGCGCGCTTGCCGTCATCGGCGCTTTCCATGTGCGCCTTGATGGCGTTCCTCACGCGCTCGATGGGGTAGTACCGCAGAGCGCTCATCCACGTGTCGAGGGCGTCGTCGGTGATGTCGCGGTCGTACATCCCCAGCGCCGAGGTGAGCGCCTTGCGCAGCTCGTCGCGGTCAGTGTCGAGCACCGGAGTTCCCCAGCAGGAGGTCCATCGCGGTCGGATCGGTGCGCGGCGAGGTGCGCCTTGCGGTGGCGTCGGTCTCGATGGCCTTGCGCACCCAGTTGCGCCACGTGGCCTGCCAGTCGCGCTTCGTCGCGTCCTTGCCGGCCTTCGCGTGCCAGTAGTCCCGGAACTTGTCGAGCTCGGAGGCGATGCGAGCCTCTGGCAGGCCGTGGGTCGCGGGATCCGGGGCGGGGCTCCAGGCGGGCGGCAAGCGCGAAGCGCGCGCCTCTCCCCTACCCGGTTTCGGTGATGGTGTTAGCAGGTCTGGTGGTTGGAGGTTGGCGGGTGGTGGTTGGTGGTTGGTGGTTGGATCGCCCGCGCGCGTTGCCATCGAGCCCGCCATCGATTCGCCATCAATGCCGCCATGCTGTCCGCCATCGCCTCCGCTATGGGGTTCGCCATAACCTCCGCCATGACTTCCGCCATAGGGTCCGCCATCGTCTACGGGTGGCGGACGCTTTCCCCAGCGCGATTGCGCACCCTTAACGCCCGCCATCTTCGCCGTCTCGGATGCGTCATGCGCGCGCTCGATCTCCTCATCGACGCGGGACTGGTGCCAGCCGTCGGCCCGCTCGGTGAAGTAGATGGCGAGCACCTTGTCGACCGCCTTCCTGTCGGCTGGCGTCATGGCCCGCACGAGGAGGTAGATCTCTTCCCTGCTCGACGGCAGTGGGCGCTCGTCGCTGTAGTAGTAGTCGAGCATGAGCGTGTACGCACCGTGCTCCAGCAGCGTCAGGCGTGAGGTGTCGCGGAGGTAGTCACCGACGTAGCGGCGGTAGTAGTTCACTGGTGCGCGCCTTCCTAGAACGGGGTTTCGCCCGGCTGCAGCTCGGGCATGGGTCGGGTCTTGCGGGCGCCCTTCTTCGGGGTTGCGCCGGTCATGGTGAGCACGGGGCATCTGCCGGTTGCGACGTGCAGGAGCGCGATCGCGTCGGCCTCGTTGTCGGAGGCCGGGCGGAAGCCGAGGGCCTCGCACTGGTGGATGACGTCCGTCTTCGAGGCCTTGCCGTGGCCGGCGAACTGCTTCTTGATGGTGGAGACGCCGATGCCGCGGTAGGCGAGTTGGTGGTGCTCGCCGAACGCTTGGAGGGTGGCGAGCATCCCGCCGTAGACGTGGGCCGAGATGACCTGGAACGCGCCGTGCCCCATGACCTGCTCGTAGACCAGCTCGGCGATGTCCGCATGCGCCTGCTTCATGTCGACCAGCCAGCGCCGGAACTTCACGTACCGCGCGCCCTGCCCTTCGCCGGGCTTCACGGGGAAGTGGGCGTGCCCGCTCTCCACCTTGCCATCGGCGCGCAGGATGGCCCATCCGGTGCGCGTGCCGAGATCAAGCGCCATGATCACGCGCTGGATCATGCCCTCGCCCTCTCTCGCTCACGCTAGCCATGCCAGCGCACGATGATCTCGTCGAGCGCGGCGAAGAAGTCGGCCGGCGGGCACGCGTCCGAATAGGTGCCCACGAGAATGGCGTCCTCGGGAACGCGGAACTGGCGCCGGCACGAGACGCTGCGCACCACGATCCGGCGCAGGCTGGGGAGCCAGTAGACGCGGAACTCTCCGAGGTTCGCGAGGCTCATGGTGAACTGCTGGCGGATGGCGGCGCGGTCGTAGAGCGGTGCGTAGGCGGCACGGAAGGCGCGCTCGTGCATTACCACCCCGCCGAATGAGACGTGACCGGCCGCGGCCACCATCACCCGCACAAAGCCGCTCTCGCAGGCCCACAGCGACCCTGGCGCGATGTCGGGGATCGTGTTGCGGTAGCTCACGCGGCGCGCCTCGCGCGGTAGTGCGCGCAGCGATGATTCAGCTCCAGCGGCACGTGTCCGTGATTCAGCGCCATGCAGCGCGTGCCGGAGCGGTTCAGGCACGGCAGGCAGTTGACCAGATCGACGCCGGGCCGCTGCTGGGCCTCGAAGCGCGACCATTCCGCGATCTCGGCGGGCGTGAGCGTGGCGACGCGGATCGGCAGCTCATTCACGAGAAGAGGCTCCCCTGCTCAGGGCCGCGCGGCACGTCGACCACGCGCACCGTTTTCCCGGTGACCTCGCAGCGCGCGCTCCCGACCTCGCGCAGGAGCCCGAGGTCGACGCATTCCGTGATTCGGGGCCTGACCGCATTGGGCTCGCTGAAGCCGAGCCCGGCCATCACCTGCCGGTCGGTCGCGCGGCCGTGCTCGCGGACCCAGTCGAGCACCGCCTGCGCGCGCCGGGAGATCATGGCCGCGCCTGAGTGGTAGGCGGCGATGGAGTGCGGGTGGACGGCGGTCTTCATGCGGTCGCCCTCCCGTTCATGAGGTCGAAGAGCGCGTCGTCGAGGATGTCCACGAAGTCGCGTGCCGGGCATTCCTTCGTGAACCGCCCGAGCGGGATCGCGCTTTTCTCCACGACCGCGCGGGCCCTCTTCGCACCCTCTGCCGGCTTCACCGCCCGGAAGGACAGGTCGCGCTTGCCGGGGATCAGGTAGGCGTCGAAGCCCTGTGGGGCCCACGCGAACGCCTGCCGATAGACGGACCGCGCGCCGACCACTTCCAGCGGAGTCAGGCAGCGCGCCTCGGTGCGGGCCTTGCGCATCACGCCGCCTCCCATTGCGAGGCCATTGCCGCATCGACCCGCTCGCCGATCCAGCGCATGCAGTTGACGGCCATCGCATTCCCCAATGCCCGGTAGCGCGGCCCATCGGCAGCGGGCTTGCCGCGCACGGGGACGAGCGTGTAGTTGTCGGGAAGGCCCATCAAACGCTCACACTCGCGGGGCGTCAGTCGGCGCACTTGCATCGCGGTAATCGTCTGCGGGATCGAATCATCTGCCGCCGAGCCCCATCCTTTGCGAAGCGTGTGAGTGACATCGCTTGCAGGCTGGTTGTATGCGTCGAAGGCCAGCCCGAGCCCGTTGTCCTTCGCGCCCAGGGGGTGCGTCACGGAGCCGGATACGTCTGGGTCTTGGCGGTTGTGGAAGGCGACCGCGACCTGCCCGCCGCCGTTCGCGTGGCCCCCATCGAACTCCATCGAGCGCAGAGTCGGCGCGATCTCTCCGGCGTCGGCGCCATGATCCTTGCAGGAAAACGCGATCGCATCATCGAAGCCGCCCCCTACGGGGATCAAGTGCCCCGGCTTCGTGCTCGAGTCCGCACCTTTCGCGTCCCGCTCCTGCAACGCCCACGCGATTTCCGGCAACGGGGATGATTCGCCCGGAGTAGGCGTCCTGGCCGTTGAGCCCCCCCCCCATGTGCGCGCCGTCTGTCAACGCGCCGACGGTGAGCGGGATGCCGCGACCCGTTCCGTCCTCGCTCGCGTCGAAGCCCTCGGCCTTGAGGGAGTGGGCGACTAGCCCGCCATCGCAGTCGCTCCCGAGCCCGCCACCGCCGCGAGCGCGAGGCGCAATGCTTGGGGAAGGTCTTTCCCCCGCTTCTCGGCGCGGCGCAGGATGCCCGCGCAGGCCCTCGGGCTCAAGAAGTATCGGCGGTCGATCTCGCCAACCTCCAGTATCGAGGAGAGCGAACACACGCCGGCGTCGTTGAGGGACGGCGCGAGGGTGTGATTCCACTCGGACATATTGCGCGTCCAGCACGCGCCACTCGACGAGTCCGTGCGAGCCGATTGCAGCGCCGCACGTTCCCCATCCTCCGCGCGGAACGCCAAGCTCGCACCCAGCCATCGACCCAACCACGATTCCAAAGTCTCGACCGCCGTGGCTCGAAAATGCGCCGGGGACGTTCTCCCAGAGCAGGAACCTGGCGCCGCAAATAGCTCTTGCTGCATGAAAGATCCTCACCTGTTCGTGGAAGAGGCTGGAGCGTTCACCCGCAAGCCCAGCCCGCTTCCCGGCCACGCTCAGGTCTTGGCACGGCGAGCCGCCCACCACCAGGTCGATGGGACCGAGGGCCGCGATCTGCGCGTCCGTGATCGCCGTCACGTCGCCGAGATTCGGGACGCCGGGGTAGTGGTGCGCCAGCACGGCCGTCGGGAACGGCTCGATCTCGGCCACCGCGACGCACGTCCAGCCGAGGGGCTTCCAGGCCGCGCTGCAAGCCTCGATGCCGGAGAAAAGCGAGAGGTAGCGCATCACGCCGCCACCCGAACACCGACCCGCTGGAGGCGCTCGGCCATCGACTGGAGCGACTTCGCGGCCGCGATGAACTCACGCTCAAGGCGGGCCTTCTCGTCCTCTGGCTCGACGGGCACCGGGTCCGCGTAGCCGGCCTCGCGCATGAGGTGGTTCGCGGCGGCGTGGCAGCCGATCTCGCGGCCCTTGCGCAGGAGGAGCAGCACATGGCCCGGGCGGAAGGCTTGCGCGCGGTCCGGGTTCAGGCAGTCCGAGACCCACTTCCCAGCCTCGTCCGCGGAGAGTTCCGGGCGCAGCATCGCGCCGGCCGCCTTGTTCCCGCCGAGCGCGTGGACCACCTCGCGCAGGGCGTCCTCGGGGGAGTCGTAGAAGAGCGGCTGGGGGGTCATTCCGAAGCCCTCCGAAAGTTTCGGCGGCAGGTGCGGCCGCCCGCGCGGACGATGGCCGGCATGGACAACGAAGAAAGAGCCCGGACCGAAGCCCGGGCGAACCCGCAGCCCGCCAAGCGGAGCGAGGCGCAGGTGGAGGAGATCGTCACGCGGCGCTCGCCTGCGGCTGGTCGGCCTTGAGCTTGCCGCCCGTCACCGACTCGATCTGGAACTGCCGCAGCGGGGGGATGCGCCCCTTCACCTTCCATTCCGCAACGGAGGGGGGCTCGATGCCCAAAGCGCGGGCGAGCGCCGACTGCGACCCGAAATGCTCGATGGCTTGCTCGATGTTCATGCCGCACATTTTTAGGCACACCTACACGGAAGTCAATAGGCGGGCCAAAAATAATCAGGCGGACAATGTGCGGATGGGAATTGGCGGGCGGGTGAAGATGTTGCGCGAGGCCGCGGGCTCACGCAGTCGGAGCTGGCGCGGAGGATCGGCATCAAGCCCCCGTCCCTATGGCTCATCGAGTCCGGTGACACCAAGACCGTCAAGGGCGCCACCCTGATGCGGCTTTCGGAGGCGTTAAACGCCGACCCGGCCTGGCTTTCCAGCGGCCGGGGCGCGCCCTACCGAATGGCGGTCGCCGGCCCGGACGAGGGTGAGTTGGTGTCCATCTACCGGAACCTGCCGCCCGACTCCCAGAAGGCGCTGCTCGGCGCCGCGCGCGGGCTGCTCATGGCCAACCCGAAGCCATCGAAGGCCGACCCCTACAAGGTCTCGAAGAAGGCATAGCCCGGACAACTACCGGCAGTCCCTGACGGAATTATTTTAGGCACCCCTATTGACATTCGATTAGGTGCGCCTACAATGTGGCTCCATCACCCCCACGGAGCCCGTCATGGACCACCCCATCCCGCAGGACGAGATCGCCGCCCGCGAGCGTGACTTCGACGCGGTCGCCGGCGCGCTGGACGAGCAGGGCTGCAAGCTGTCGCCCACCGAGATCGCCTTCATCCCGGAGGCGATGGCCCGGGCCGCGGCCGAGCGCGGCTGGTCGGTGCAAGAGGAGGACCGCTGGCGCCGGACCTGCGCCGCGAGGTCGGTGCTGCGCGAGTGGCTGGACGAGGGCGGCTACGAGGGGCTGCTGGCCGACCCGCACCGCGGCGAGGTCGCGGCCAAGCTCTACGCCACCTGGGCGCCCGCGCACCGCGCCGAGCCGTTCTGCGAGTCGGACTACATGGTGACCGGCATCTACGTCGACCTCGGCGACGCGATGAACGCGCACGGGCTCGACACCTTCGACGCGCGGTGCACGGAGATCGGCAAACGGATGGTGACGGCGGCCATCGACTACGTGCTGCGCTGCCACGCGCGGGACGCCGAAGCGCTGGGGGCCTACTGATGACCGCGGGCGAGCTGTGCCCGATCCTGCGCGGGGTCGCGTTCGCGCTGGTCCTCGCCGGCCTGCTGGTGGCCGAGTTCCTGAACCTGCGCTCGGCTGGGATGCTGCTCGCGCTGGCGGGCGTCTCAACGGGCGGCGCGTGGGCGCTGGCGGCTTACCTGCACTGGGAGCACGGGGAATGAAGGCCGTGCTCGCGTGGCTCCGCGAGGAGGAGCGGCTGCTGTCGCTCGCCACGTGGAGCGGCGGCGCCTACCACGGCCCGCCCGATCCGGCGCCCTGCACCGCGCGCGACCCGCGCTGCGCGAGGCTGGCCGAGCGACAGGCGGCGCTTTACGCCTCAATGCGGAGGGTGAAGTCGCACATCCTAGACCGTGAAGTGACGAGCGCGGCTGCCACCGACATTCGGGCGACGATCAACAAAGCGCGGGCGATGGTGAGTGCGCCAGTCCGCGCGGTGAGGCGAAGGGCCTAACGCCAACGTAACCGGCCTTGCGCCGGAAGGAGACGAATCATGAGCACAGCGCCTATTGCGCAAGGTCCGGTTGACGTAACTGTTAGGCCGCTTGTGGTTGTGCAGAGGGTTTGGGTGCAAACATCCGCGGACTACAACGCAGTCGAGCGCACAAGAACGCTCGCCGTTTCGCCGGATACCACTGTTGCAGAAATCATGAGATGGGCGACGGCGGCGAATGTTTTGGGCCGTGGCGATGTCGTTCTGACGGAGCAGGACCATGCGGCCTAACTAGCGTTATACATCACCCGCCGATAACGCAAACGAGGAAGCCATGATCCCCGCCTTCATCGCAAAGGATGTGACATGAGCGAGCACACCAACATCGCAAAGCTCCGCGCCGCGGAGAGGCGCATCTGGAGCGCCAAGGCCAACTACACCGCCCTGATCGCCGCGACCTTCCACCCCGGCATGATCGTCCATTACAGGCATGGGTTGGCCTGGCGCGCCGCGCGCGTCTGCGAGCGCACCTCCAGCCCTGGAAGTTGCACCGGGACGGATTGCGTGTGGGTGGAGGGCATTACTGGAAGGCGTTACTGGATTGATACCGCCCGCGTCAAGGAGATCACGGGTGAGTGAGCACACCAACATCGCGTGGGCCGATTCCACGTTCAACCCGT